GCGCTTAGAGTTAGACCAGTGGCAAAAGGATTTCTTAGCAGAGCCGGGCAATAAGGTAGCCCTAGCTGGCAGACAAACCGGCAAGTCTGAAATTACATCAATGGATGCGAGCGAGTGGGCGGTCAATAATCCAAACAAAACGATTTTGATGATTGCCCCGACAGAAAGGCAGGCATATGAATTATTTGACAAGACCCTAAATTACCTGATGGAGTTCTATCCAAAAAAAATAAAGATGGGCAAAGACAAGCCTACAAAGCATGAAATCAATATGGTAAACAAAACAAAGATTTATTGCCTCCCAACTGGATTTTCAGCGTCAGGCATCAGGGGATTCACAATCCATAGGCTTTACATCGAGGAGGCTGCAAGAGTCCCAAGAGATGTTTTCACAGCAGTCACACCAATGTTATTTACAACCGGGGGAAAAATAATCCTTATCAGCAGTGCGTTCGTCTCTGATGGATATTTTTACGAAGTCTGGAGTAATTTCAACGCCGCATATTCAGATTTCAAGAGATTCAGCATCAACAGCGAAGAAGTTGCACAAAGTAGACCAATAAGCCCAACATGGACAGATGCCCAGAGAGTAGAAGCCCTAGCCCATCTCCAAAGGGAGCGGGCAAGGATGACCAAAGGCGAGTATGGTCAGGAATATCTTAACCAATTCAGCGGCAACAACACAAGATATTTTAGTGAGGAATTAATTAAGTCCGTCATGGACATCGCATCACCAAGCATAGTCTCCCCGCCAAGTGTTTGTTCTGGTTCTCCAACCAGCCTCCAAACACACTCGGCGGGAGGCATCTACATGGGTGCGGATATTGCGTCCATGGGGACGGATGAGACAGCAATTTCAATCTTAAAGCGCAGCGAGGATAAAAAGTCCCTCAGGATGTTAGACCTCAAGATTACAGAAAAGACTTTTATTCCTGATACCATCAGCCTAATCAAAGATTTAGACAATAAGTATGATTGCAAAAGAATTTACATCGATGATGGCGGCCTAGGCGTTGCAGTATTCCAAGCCCTCCTGATTGACAAACAAACCAAGCACAAAGTCGAAGCCATAAACAACAGCAGCAGGAGTCTAGACACCGAGGATAAAAGAACAAAGAAGCTAGACAAAGAAGTCCTTTACGCAAATCTCAGGAGATTGATGGAGCAGAAAGCCATACACTTATTCAATTCCCCCGAAATCGCTCACAGCCTCAGGTCAGTCCAGTGCGAGCGCAAAGAAAACGGAGACATGGTCATATATGGAAATTACACCCATATAACCGAGTCCCTCACAAGATGCGCATGGTCAATAGTCGGGGACAAAACTTTAAATATCTGGGCTCGCTAGCCATATCATGATGTTTCAAGACAAATACACAACCGCTGCTTTAATAGCAGCAGACACAAAGGAAATAGAAGCCAAAAAGATAGTTGTTTCAGATGATTCGTATGCAAAATGTTTTCTTATGCAGGAGATTCTTAACAAGATGGAACAGATGAGGTTATCGAAATGAGTTGGACGTTATGCGTGAGCGGAAGTGCAATCGTCAAAGCCGGCGCTAATGCGAATAGTGCAATTACTGCGTCAGGGGCGACTCTTGCAAGATTCAGCGACGAAGTCGAAGGCACAATCTGTTCAAAGACTAGATACGATTGGGTTTCAAATTACAACGGTGTTGGCGCAAATTTCAAGCCAATCCTCGCAAACATCTCATCCGATTTAATCGCCATGAAAATAATAGGCTACGACATGAGCGGCTACACCAGCAGATACGAAGCCCTTACAATGCTTAATATTCTCAAGGATGATGCGGACAGATGTTATGATACTTTAGAAAAAGATGAGTGCAAGAAGAAGATGGGGGTGAATTAATGGCGAGAGTGCCTGATTTCTTTGGTCAAGGCAGTGAGACCAATATTGCCTCATATGATTATGTAGATATTGCAAGCGGCACAGGCATGATTGAACTTTATTGCGGCTTAGCAACAACATCAAATAAAATCATGTCCAACATTAAGTTTTATTCCAGTCATGTAAGCACGTATTATGCAACACCCGGAATACAAGCTAATTGGACAACAGCGTTAGATTATGATTTTGATATTTTAATAAACAAGCCCTTAACAATCAAGGGCAACGCTATGGTTAACGTGCCGGTTGCGGCATATGACCCCGGCACGCAAGCAAGGGCTACGTGCTATATAAGAAAATGGGACGGAACAACAGAAACAGACATCGTAAGCGGCTCTAGCGACCCAGTCATCCAAGTCGGTGCTGGTTCTACTGGTTGGCTCTATGGTCAGTCTGCAACAAAATTAGTCGTGCCTCAGACAAATTTTAAGAAAGGCGAATATTTGAGATTAACAATAGTATTGGAATACAAATGCACATCAGCCAGCGTATTTGTAGCAATAGGGCATGACCCCATGAATAGAAGCGTAGGCTTAAGCGGTTCATGGTCTACAACCATCCCAACCATATTATTATTCCAATGTCCAACGAGGATTGATGCATAATGCCAACCTTTGATTTAAAACAATCAGCAGCAAGCGACTACACTAATCAAGTCAGTGATGTTAATGTTCCGCAGAAGTCAACAGATGCAGCCTCAGGCAGCACAGAGACAACATACCAGTCAACAACATGGATGAAAAATCTCGGATTCTACAAGCAGATTCCAGAATGTAAGATTGTAGTGGATACGTTGTCCCGATGGATTATTGGAGACGGATATATCGCAGATGCAGAAACATCTGTTATCTTAGACCATATCATAGGCTACGGCACAGATTATTTTGATGATATTTTAGAAAATCAAATCAGAACAATGCTAGTGGATGGAGACAGCTATGCAGAAGTTATCCGAGACGCAGATACAGAAATTTTAATCAATCTCAAGCCTCTAGACCCGTCAAGCATACGGATGGTTTTCAATAATAAAGGAGTCATAATCCGTTATGAACAGACCGCAAAGTCCAAAGACGGCGCAGTCAAGACATTTCAGCCAGACCAGATTTTCCATTTATGCAGAAGCAGAATAGCTGATGAGATACATGGCATCAGCATCTATGAAGCCCTTGAGACCACAATTAATTCTTTGAATGAGAGCCAAATAGATACAAAGAAGTTAATGCACTTTCAAGTCAAGCCATTCATTCTTTGGAAATTAAAGACAGACGACACCACAACAATTTCCAATTTCGTTACAAAAATAAACAATGCCAAGAAATACGGGGAGGATATGTTTATCCCAGATGACGATAATGCAGTCAGCCATGAAGTCATCCAGACCCCTATCTCCGACGGCATATTTGCATGGCGTGAGGACTTAACAAGAAATTTCTATCGTAACTGCGGCATCCCTCAAATCTTAGTAGGCAATGCATCAGAGTTCAGCGAGTCCAGCTCTAAAATAGTTTATCTCAGCTTCGGCAGAACCATAGAGCAGGAGCAGAGATATATTATTACTCAGGTTTGGAATCAATTATTTTTACATATAGACCTCCCGCCTCCGCAAAGCATCATTAACGACATGATTACAGACACGCAGAAAGACGGGGCCAATGCTCAGATGGGATTCCAAAAGAATGAGACAACAGCAGGCTCTGGGGCGGGTGGATAGTGGTCAGAACACCAGTTAAGACACCATCTCCAAGACGCACACCAGTAACAATGCCGTCAACAACCCCTCCAGCAACACCTCCGCCAATAACAAACCAAGCACCAGCGCCAATAAATACAAACTTAGCTGCGCCAAAGCAAGATAAAATTAATATTCCAAATTATCAAGCGCCATCAGAAAGCGGTTACGCAAGAACTTCAACTCTCGGGCAAGTCCCCGCAGGCACAAAAGCAGGATGGATAAAAACGCCATCAGGATGGGTGCCAGCAGGTTCTACAATCAGCAGCAATATTCCAAAAATCCCAATAAATCCTAATATCCGAAATCAATTAGTAGGAATGGAAGCAGGCAGACAGCAGCAATTCCAGCAGACCATTGGAGAATTAGGAACTACTGAGGCTGAATCTGATGTAGTAAATCAAGCAGGAACTAGCAGCGCATTATCACAGGGAATAGAAAAGGCAGGGCAAGCTTTCGGAGCGGCAGCAATTCCCGCAGCCTTTACGGCTTCAACTGGAGTGGGTGCACCAGCAGCAGCGGGCGCATTAGCAGCAGCCACAGCGGGCGGTTTCATATATGGCTATTTCGGCGCTAAAACAAAAGGCGCAAAGCAAAACACTAGAGAAGTCGCCAAAGAGGCAAACACAGCAACTGGCGAGGCTATGTCTGAAT